TTCCAAACAGTTCGTGTATCCACATATGATACAGGTCCTAAAGCTACATCAGGTGGAGGTTGTAAAAAACGATACATTTGCGCATAACTTTGATTGAAATTGGGCGCAACATAAGGAAAATTGTTCTGATAATCAGTAACATCACGAATCACAAATAGTTGATTAATCGGACGCATTGTTATACTAATATGTAATTCATTATATTGTAGCGCAACTAAAGGGAACGCCATTTGCGTTTTTAAATTAAACCAGGCATTTAATGGGATATATAATACTCTGCCTCGAATCGACGGCTCAGGACCCGCAGGGTTTTCAGTATAAAACGCATTGGGATACGCATTTACACGAGTCCCCGAATTAGCTGGGTCTACAATTTCCGGAACATTTCCAGTCATTTTATCAAATAATGCTTTTTTGTCGGCGTTAAAATCGCGCTGAACCATTGCTAATAAGTATTGACCAGAAAACTCCTGTATTTTTTGATTTCCACATGTAATTGAAACACTTCGAATCATTTGGGCGCCAATATTATCTATCCACTTAAATTCATAAGGCGCCCAATTTGTGTAATCAGTAGAACCATCCTGGTTTATAATTGGTTGAGGTGGATAAATAGGAGACCATATATGCGGTAATTCTACTGATAAATAACAATCCATTAATAAATCGGCATATCTAGGCACTTTGAAAGTGAATGTGGAGTCTTCTGTTAAACGCAGTGTTTTAGAACCCTCAAAATCAACTCTGAATTTTTGTAATCCAAAATTGGTGAATTTTTGGTATGATGCTTTCCAAAATGTTTTAGATGGGTTTCCATTTAGAATTATATTTTGTTGTCCTGCTGATACTAAATTTAGTAGTCCTCCGGCCATATTTATTATATATAGTTATTAAATTTTAAATCAAAATTATATTATTAATATTTACTTTTTTATTTTTATATTATTATTATTTACCTTTTTTTATTTTTATATTATTTTTTATTATAAAAAATAATAATATATATTAGATAATGTCAACAACTCCAATAAGTTCAAATATAACAAATACTTTAAAAGAAGGAGCTAATAAATTAGTACAAGCATATAACAATATGGACGACACATTTGTGATTTATATGACAGGTGTAATAATGACAATTATTATTAGTATAGTAGTCATATATTACATATATATAAATAATTTAAAATCAGTAGAAGAAACATTTATGAAATTTTTATATCCATCCCAAAATTCATATATAGGTTCTATTGATAAAACATATGATAAACGTTTCGGTGATTATTATATAAATACAGCATATAATGCGTGTAGTGGTGGAAATTATAAAAATGATTGGGTTAGTTTAGATGTATTAAGATCAGTAATTAGACAGGGTGTAAGAGGCCTTGATTTTGCCATTTATAATGAAAATGGAATGCCAAAAATTGCTACATCTACAAGTGAAAGTTATTATATAAAGGAAACATACAACTCAATAGCATTTGAAGATGTAATAAAAACTATTGTTGATAATGCTTTTGGAGATTTAGCCCCAAATAAGACAGATCCTATTATTTTACATTTAAGAGTTAAAAGTAACGACAAAGATATATATAATGAAATGGCTAAAACTTTTAATAACTATTCAGGTAGAATGTTAAAAAATTCTGGAAGTTTTTCTGACCGTGGATTAAATTTTGGAGATACAATATTAAATACATTAATTGGTAAAATTGTAATTATTGTTGATGGTATAAATAAAACATATGAAGATAGTCCGGATTTTTCAGAATATGTTAATTTAGTAAGTAGCACAGATTTTATGTATTCATATAGATTTTTTGATATTTTAAATACTTATACTCCAGAACAATTAATAGAACATAATAAAGAGAAGATGACAATTGTTTTGCCTAATATAAATAATAATCCCGATAATCCTTCCGCAGCATTAGCTAGAAGTTATGGTTGTCAAATGGTCGCAATGAGATATCAATTGCCAGATGGTTATTTATTAGAAAATATTAAATTTTTTGATGAAGCAAGACATGCTTTTGTATTGAAAGATAAGACGATTATTCGACCAAAAGTGGTAATAAAAGAAGGTTTCAGCACTGATGAAGAAAAAGAAAAAGAAAAAAATTTAGAAAATGGTGTAGTATATGTATCAAATACAAATCCTGCCAATTCTTATAAAACACGTGCGGTTACTAATAATTTATTTAGTTTTAAATACTAAATACTAAATACTAAATATTTATTATTATATTTATATATAATAATAATAAATGAAAGAAGAAATATGTAAAAGGGGAGACAGTTTTGCTGACTGTGAATTAGCAATATTGCGAAATAAGTTGACCAAGCACAAGAAAAAATAGCAAGGCGCGTCATAAATACTCCCGAAGTTAAACAAATGATAGCTATTGTTGAGGATTTTATTAAAAAAAAGAATCTCGTTTGCTATGGAGGAATAAGTATTAATGCTTTATTACCCGATGAAGATAAAATATATAATGAAGATGTTGACCTTCCTGATTATGATATGTTCTCTCCAAATGCTTTAGAAGATGCTAAGGAATTAGCAGATATTTATTATAAAAATGGATACACAGAAGTTGAAGCGCGTAGTGGACAACATATGGGAACATATAAAGTATCCACCAATTTTCAGGGAATGGCTGATATTACAAATCTTCCAAAAGAATTATATGCCGCAATTAAAAACAAGGCCATTAGCGTGAATGGAGTTTTATATACAGACCCAAATTATCTTCGAATGTCTATGTATTTAGAATTAAGTCGCCCTGCTGGAGATACAAGTCGCTGGGAAAAGGTAATGAAACGCCTTACTCTTATTAACAAACATTATCCTATTGATGACAATAAATGTAATTATATGGAATTTCAAAGAAAAATGGAAAATGAAGAGAAAGGTGACGAAATTTATGAAATTGTTAAAAATGTATTTATTAATCAAGGTGTTGTATTTTTTGGGGGTTACGCAATTTCACAATATAGTCAATATATGCCAAGAAATCTGCGTAAAAAAGTGGAGAAAAATGCCGATTTTGATGTTATATCACATGACCCTCAAACTACTGCTGAAATTGTAAAGGAGCGATTAAAGGATAAGGGTGTTACTAATGTAAAAATTATAAAGAGAGAACCTATTGGAGAGATAATACCACTTCATTATGAAATTAAAGTTGGTGTTGATACAATTGCGTTTGTTTATAAACCAATCGCATGTCATAGTTATAATATTTTAATGTTAAATAAAAAAAAGGTTAAAATAGCCACAATCGATACTATGTTGAATTTTTATTTGGCATTTTTATATACCAATCGCCCATATTATATGGCTTTTACAGACCGTATTTTATGTATGTCTAAATTTCTTTTTGATGTTCAACAGAAAAATCGTCTTAAACAAAAAGGACTTTTAAAAAGATTTAGTATTATTTGTTATGGTCATCAAGAATCAATAGAAGAAATGCGCACTGAAAAAGCAAAAAAATACAAAGAACTTAAAGAAAAAAGAGGAACCAAAGAATATGAAGAATGGTTTTTGAATTATCGTCCTGATAAAACTAATAAAAAAGATGATGATATAATGGCAGAAAATAAGAATGAGAAAAAAAAGAAAGGAGAGAAAGAAGGAGAAAAAGAAGAGAAAGAAGAAAGAGAAGGAGAAAAAGAAGAGAAAGAAGAAAGAGAAGGAGAAAAAGAAAATTTTAAAAATACTAAAAAAATAAAAAGAAGAAATACAAGAAAAATAAAAAATAGAAATAAAAATAAAAGTGGGTTTTTTGATTTTATGAGAAAATCTAGAAAAAAATAAAAAATAAAAAATAAAAAATAAAATAAAAAAATATAAATTTATAAACAATAATATTCTAATAAAATAGAATAAATATCAAAAATAATCCGTGATAATATTTTACAAACTAAACTATTTTCAGTATCAATATTAAACGCCTTTTTTAAAAATATTATAATTTTCAATATATATATTATAAATTTTTCAGCTAATAATTTAATATTATTCTTACATTTATCTAATATATTCCAACTATCTACATAACTACACATATTAGTTTTTGTTTGTTTTATAAAAAAATTATGAATATCCAATAATCCGTATAATAATCTATTAAATATATTTTTCTCATTTTTAATATTTATCATATTACAAATTTTATCATATCCAAATAAATCCAAATATAATATTTTTTTATTTTTATCGGGTTTAAAAATATATGGAGTAAATCCATCTATATATTTATTTTTATAAGTCATGTTTCCATTTATACAAAATGGAAGAAATGTTGATTTTAATATACTTTGTATTAAGTCATCCGCATTTTTATATTTACATTTGACTATTTTTTTACTAGTAATATTATTATAACTAATAAATAACCGATTATTCAACTTTATACAAATATCCTTTGGGAATTTATTTTTTATAGATTCTAATACATAATTTATTTTATTAAATAAAAATTTGGTTTTAAAGTCTTGCATTATTAGTGAATTTATTTCTGACATACAATCAAGTTCATCTAAAAAATATAAAAGACCCACAAAACTTCCTACACTACAACCAGATATTCTGTCTACTTTAATATAACCATTTTTTTCCATTTCTTTCAAAAAATATAGAGCTCCTACTAGATAAGTTCCATTAAATGCTCCACCATCTAAAACCAAATCTAAAATAAGAGGTTCTTTTTTTTTAGTAAAATTATCAGGTAAATTCTCTATTAATTTTTTTACATAAGAATTTATCATAATTTTAGTTATAAATATATTAAATTTAATTATTTATAACTAAAAAACTTAAAGATTAATTCATTATTTATTAAATAGTAATGGAATCAGTTTCTAATAGTAATAGTTATGAGTTTTATTGTCTTTCATTTAATAACAAAGAAAGAAAAGAAAGTATGACATCTAGGTTCAATAAATTGGGAATTAATTGTAAATTTTACCAAGGAGTTACATTTGATGATAAAAGAATATCAGATAGAAAAATTGATAATAATGTAAAACGCGTTTGGTCATATACATATGGTCACATGGATATGATTTATTATTTTTATCATAATACTGATAAAGAGTATGGTGTTTTTTGCGAGGATGATTTGTTAATCCATAAGGATTTAAAAAATTTCATGCCCAAAATTATTAGTGATTTTGAAGAATTTAATTTGGATGTATTATTATTAGGTTATTTAATTCAGTTCAAAATTAATGAAAATATACCTGGTTTCGAACTTAAAACTAGTAAAAATCCTAATTTTAGTAATTCAATGGATTCAACATATAAATATCATGACTATCAGGACCAAGTATGGGGAGCTCAAATGTATATGCTATCTAAAAAACAAGCAGGTATTTTGCTTAGTAAATATTATACTGATTATGCCGATAAATCAATTAAGGATACGGATATGGTCCCATTTAGTTCTGATTGGTTATTAACTAAGGATGGTAACAGAGGTGTTATTTTTCCAATGGTCGCATCAGAAGATAATTTGACATCATATGAAAATCATGGTCAGCACACTTTTCATAAAACATGTTTCTTGGTTAATTTTGATAAAGATACTTTTATTTAGATTTATTTTTCTAAACATTTAGAATTTTGAAAATTGTGTTGTTATTTTATTCAATAAATAAAACAATATTCCAAATAATGCGCTCATAAAAAGGAATCCATTAATATTCAGATTTCCATCCATAGAAAATAAAACAGGAAAATAGGAAAATAAATATTTTCTAAAAAATGGCAATTGAAATAAAAAATATAACGCAGCAATTAAAAGCGGTGTCTGTATTTCACTATACATATCATCCAATGAGTCTGAATATTGTTTATTATTATTGTAATTATCTATAATATCATTAGGACCTTCATTTGTTTGCGTATAGTCAACTTGTTGATGAGGTGGAGGCGGTATATAATTGGCTTGAATATAAGGGTCTTGAACAATATTATTTGTGTTCATAGCAATATCTCTTGACGGCAATTGTGTCGCACCTGTTGAACTGGCTTGTTGTAATCCGCTTACTATTTGATTTATTGTCAATTGGTCTAAAGTCATTGATGTTGGTGCTTGTTTTGACATTTCAGAAGCCTGGATATTTACATTACCATTATTATTTCCGCCAGCAGGGTCGGTAGGCAAGTCTAAAATACTTGTTGTATCACTCATGGTATAATTATTATAAAGATTGATTGATTATAATAATTACGCAAAACTTACTATTTTTTTACTCTTATCACATTTCGTTTGTGTTGTTGTATATTTATAACATTTATTATCGAATTTGTATATTTTGTCTTTTAATTCTTCTAAAGGAGGCGCATGGAATATAATACATCGTTTATTTTTACAGGCTGCTCTAAAT